TCACCTCCGAGCGATAGCTGTACCCACAGTAATAGTGAACAGTCCTGCATACATTTCGCGTTGTCTACGTGCGACTGTCAGCTTGTGCTCCATATTCTTCATTTCTTTCTTCAACTCTTCTAATAATAACCTCGATTCTTGCAGTTCTTTCTTCACTTCTGTTAATGATGTCGTTGCATTCATCAAGGATTTCTCTGTTCTTTCGAGTTTTATCTGCAATACTTCCAGCTGCTTCAGCTGCTCCTCGGAGTTCAGATTCAGCATTGTAAATTTCTGCCTGAGTTGCGCTAAGTCCAGTTTCTGCCCGGTCCATTCGGTTTTCAATTCGTTCCAGTCCGCTATTGATATCATGATAGTCTGCTTTGGCTCTGCTTGATTCGTAGTACCACCATCCGCAGATACCTGCACACAGCAAGATGATAATTCCAACGATAAGCAGATAGCGATAATTGCTTGTTTTAATATTTTCCCACACATTTAGCCCTCCTGTTGTTTATACCACTCTGCTTTACCCCGAATCAAATCTCCCCCCGGCACTAACACGCCGCCATCGCTGTAATCCGGTAAATACAGCAAATCCCAGCGCATATCAGAGTCTCCACTATCGACGCCGTAGCCATCAATTTCAGCGATTTCTGCATGTGTGTAAACATCTTCTGCGGTAAGCCCCAATATCTGTTCTGCTTTTGCAGTTAGCATAGCCATCGCTTCAATCTGCGCTTCTGTCGGCGGTTCGCTTCCAAGATCTACACCGTCCGGGGCATCGTAGTAGCATACCGCGTCTTTGCAGCAAGCCATCGCTATACCGATTGACCGGCTGTTTCTGCGCCACGTGTGCGCCAGTCTTTCAGTAAAATCTTCGTGCATGACGTGATATCCGCCAGTCCGGTCTATCACTACAGTATAGTCAGGCAGATTAACTACACCTCCGTCACAGCCTGTCCAGTGTTCATAAATTCGGTCAATGCCTCCCACAGCATTCTGCAGCAATACTTCAATTTCTTTTAGTGTCATCTTTTTTCAGCTCCTTTTCCACAGCATCCGGTCTGCCATTGCGGTTTTTATCCACCATATATTTAGCAATAAATGCAATCGCCCCAACGACCGGCACCGCAGTATAATCTTCAAAGAATTTAATCAACGTCATCGTATTTGCTGAACCTTTGCAGAATTCAATAACCCAAGCGATCATCACAACGCAAAACAGAATTAAAAAGCCTATGGCGTAACCATAGACTACTTTCATAGACGGCTTGGCATTCTCTTTCGGTACATAGCTGTTTATGTATCCGATAGCTTTTTTCCATAAATCTCTTATTTTCCCGAACATATCACAGTACCTTTCCTATCAGGGCAATTACAACAGATACAATGGTAGATATAAGCCCTGCCACTTTGTATATATTATCAATTCGATGATGCGCGGATTTAGCACTTTGTTCTGCCCTTTCATGTGCTACCTGTAGTCTCTGTATTTCTGGAAGCATTTCAACAAGCATGTCAAGTTTCGTTTCAATCCGGACAATTCGTTCCAGTGCTTCCGGACTTATATCCACCATACTCATTATTTATTGTCCTCCGTCTTATTTTCAGGCTTTTCTTTTAGCGGCTTGCTCCTAATGCATTTCTTATTTGTACAAAGTCCTGTTTTTTTATCCATTTTCCGGTGACATAAAAAGCAACGTTCCATTTAAATCGCCCCTCTCTTTTCCGCGTATTCGTTCATCAATGCTTCTCGCTCTTCTTTTAACTCAGTGTATAGATCTTCATCTTCAATCGCTTTGGCTTTTGCCATTTCAATTTCAAGATTACTTAGTTTTTCTGCATATTCTTTATCCAGTGCACTAAGTGCCATCTGTCTTTTCTCTTCTTCTGTCGGTTCCGGAGCAACATATTTAATCGGTTTCCCGTCCGCGCCACGAATATACCCAGCAAGGTACTGGTTAAAGGCATCGACGCCAATTGGTTCCACCACAACGGCTTCCGGGAATTTCTCCTTTGCTTCCGCGAGAGCTTCTTTCAGTTTCTTCGGATTCTTTTCTGGATTAAAATCACAAATAATACTTCCGACTCGCTTTCCATCTGCACCGAACCCTGCTATATAAAAATCCACATTAGAACTATTCATTTTTTTACTCCTTTCAATTAAAATAACATCCCAATTTATATTATTTTTCACCGACTGCTAAGTAGAACGTAGATTGCCTCCACGTTGGTTGCGATGAAAAAATCTCTACTGATGCATTTGTTTTAAAGCTTGCTCCGTAAGAAATTGCTGCAACTCCGGGATCCCCAGCCAAAACTAATAGCCCTTTACTTACGGTAATTGGCAACGTACAAACATATGTAGCACCAGTACGATCTGGTATTAATCCCCATTGCATAATTAGCCCACCAAAGAAGCTTCCTAAGCATACATACCCGTTTTGAGCAATATTGTATTTGACCCCAGACGCATTGAGTACCATTTTTAACAGCTGTCCGAACCATGAATTTGTTTGCAGCGAGCTGATAGCCGTAATAGCAGATGTTAATGCCAGTTTTTGTATGATATCATCACCCAATTCCGAGACCTTTTCAAAGAGCTTGAAACGGTTTTCGTGAGCTGAACCTGATGCATTATGTTCATCCATCTCAGCCTTTATTAAGTATGTTTCATCTTTTACCTGCACTGTTACGTTTTCCGTGTCACCGACAACAATATCGATCTTTAATATTTGGGAGTCGATCGGCACGCTTTTATCGGGAATATAATCAACAAAATTTCCCCCGTTTGTATATGCGATAAGCTTCTCAACTCCTGTGGCTCCTACTTTCGCGTACACGCCCACTTCACGGGCAAAGAACCCAGCATCAAGTGAGGCGTTAGAGCACACGGCCCTTATTTGGAACTGACCGGACCCAAGATTTGTCCCGCCCGTTACGGCGAGTTCCAATTTAGGACCTTTGAGTTGCGTAAGACTCCGGATAGAATCACCCTCTAAATTGCCGTCGCCAAGTAAAACTTTGCTAAAAATTAAAGCCTGTCCGGTTGCATTCGCCTCGGAAATCAATGATATCCCTTGTGTTGTCATTAATATTTTTGGATAATTAGCCATTTATTAGCCCCCTTTAATTTCTATAACTTTATGAGCAGTCCGAATATATCCGGCTGCTCTGATGTGCTGCCCTATTTCTGGAACCGTAAATTTAAGATTCAGTGTAATATGTACAACTGAATTCAATTTACATATCCCGCCTACAAAAATCTTCCCGCCCGCTTCCTTTGTATTGCTTAAGTTCACGGTAAGATTAGCCGGAATAATGCTTCTCATGTATGTCCGAATTTGATTAGACTCAAAAACCAGATTATAAACGAGGTCAAGCCATAGTTCATATTTTCCATAATTTAGGCTGATGCTGATTTCATTCTTTCCATACCTTGAGTTAAAAATATCCTGCAAGCTGCGATGCGTATATAATATTTGATTATTAATCATCAAAAGAACTTCACTTCGTCTATCTTCAAATGATGCATCCACCTTCGGAATAATCCCAAGCATGGATTCATACCGCTCCAGCCCGCTTTCATCTACATCGTAAACGAAAGTATTCAAACAGTTTTGTAGCAATTCATAAATAACAACATTTAATTCCGGTTCTACCACATCCGCCCAAGAAATAAATTCTTTAGCATTTGCCAGTATATCCGGAAAATAATGATGGATATTCGCATCACGGGAAGAAAGTCTTTTTCTCAGATCATTCATATTCGACCGCCTTCAATTTTCCGATTTCATTTACTCCAAGCTGCAGATTCTTTGTTTCTCCGTTCAAAGTAAGATTGGTGACATCTAACACTCCGATAATATCTAACAGCAGGCTTTCCAGTTTAGCCTTGCGGATAATCAGCCCGTCATCAACAAACCTCTTTATAGTAATTATCTGTGTTTCTGCCCATGTTTTATTTACAGATCCAATATATTCGGTAATTGTTTTAGATATCTGATTTTTTATATTGTCCAAGGTATACCCGGATTTCATCGTGACATTTACGTGTACAGTTATTTCTTTATTCACCACTCCTTCCGTCGTGACATAATGTCCTATCGGCGCTACACCGACGCCTTTCTGGTGATAAGGAACCGGATCTAATATTTCTTGCACTTTGTCCACAAATTCACTGTCGGGCGATTTAAATTCGGATGTGCAAAATACGACTTTAACTGTGCCTCCACCGTTCCAAACAGGATACACTTTAACCCCGCCCACGCCAGATATAGATAGTACCTTTTCCTTATAATCCGCAATATTTCCTCCGTACGCTTGCGTTTCAAAACTTTTTAAATACCGCTGTCGGAACACTTCCGTATCTTCGTCATCAACTGCAGGGATAGTCAGCGCTTCAATCTTTGCAAACTGTAGGCCCGGTAAATGGTCAATAGGCACAAGCATCCCCATTGCCTTATTTCCCGATATACCTACCGTCTCACAGCGCAGCAGATAACTGCCGGCCTTTAACTTTTCTGTTACTGCATAATTGATTCCGTCACAAGAAAATCGATGCCCAATTGGTATTTCCAACGTAACCGGAGTAAATATCCCACGTACGACCGCCCTTGTTGCTTTATATGGCACAAGCCCACGTTCTAAAGCTCGCTCAATTAGAAACTTGCGCTCTGCTGTATCACCAAACGTATTTTTCATGAACCAGTCCAGTGCGGCATACATCAGTTCAAGTTCGATCGATACCGGAGCCGTTGCATCATGTATAATACTGCCTTCTCGTTTATCCACTGCGGGGCTAACGGCATCGAGCATTCTTTTTTCTATGACAGAGCTCGTTTGATCCTCATACATTCCTTACCTTCACGCTCCTTTCCATTTCGATATCCCCAAAAATAGAATGAACTACAAAATAACATTTGACATTTCCCTGTTTGTCATATTTCAAATCAAAACCGTCTACTTTGTTAATGCGGTCATCTACCAGCAGCGCTTCTTCTATCCGGCGCGGAATCTCGGGGATGACATAAGGCATAGGTTTTCCAAATAAATCGGCAAGTTCCACGCCATAATCAGAAGAGTAAATGATGTGCTTATATCGTTCTGTATTTAAGATCTTATAGACGGCTTGCCGCACAGCTTCCAAGTCATCTGTTATTATTTCCGACACCGTTTCCTCTTCAATATTCATCCTGTAGGTTTTAGACGGCATACGTGTCCGGCTGCCCGCAATGGACACGTTGTTAAATTCTTCCGGTAATAGTTTCATTTAATCACCCCCACTGTCCGTGGACATCAGCGTGGTTATACACACGATTAGCAACAAAAAACAGCTGCCCGCCGGACTGCTGTATCATGACGACTTTCTCTCCGATTTTTAACCCGTTATAGATAATGATCTTCTTCCTCCCTTTATAGTCATGGTCATGGCTGGCATACTCCGCATATCCTCCGCCGCCTGCCCGCTTTTCGGTGATGTGGTTGACTTCAATATCTACTTCAAAATCACGAACGTTATCGGAAAGTATCAGAAAATCTTCATCCAGTTCATTCTCTCCTACACGGATAACTAAAGGTGCCTCAGATATGACTTCGCCCAGAACGAAATCAGACGGATTCATTCCGCGCACGGTCTGTGCGACAAGAGATTTCAATACATTCGGCAATTCATCATTGATCATTGATTACACCGCCTTTCAGCGTCAAGTCCATCATGTGCGCCTGGTTAGAAAATGTATGAACCACCTTTGTGACCAGTACTTTCTGCGCCAATTCCACATCGCCCAAATTAAGCTTTACATAAATCATGGAGCCCGCACGTACCCGAATATCTCCTGCAGCTCCCTTTATGTCCAGTTTCCTACGGACTACATTATAAAACTTAAGCATTTGGTTAGCCCGTTCCTGTGGATTTTGAATATTCTTCTGCAGCTTTTCATAGTACTGCAGGGCACCCCACTGGTCTTTTTCTTTTGATTTTGCGAACTCGTCGGGGCTCATCGGCGCATAAAACTCTTTTCGCTTACCTTCTCCCGCCGCCTGCTTGTCTTCTACTACCAACTTGACTAAGTTATACGTGTCCTTGTCTATGCTGCTTTCATAATCAAAATCTTCTGCGGTTTCATTATCTATGAGAATGGGAACTACCATGTCAATCGGTTTGGAGAGCATGAGTTTTTGGAAATCATCGTAAAGCACATAAACTTCTTTTGTATTGACTAAGGTGACGTCCAGCGCACCCTGAATAATATCAAAAAGAGTAGCATTATCCTCCACCCTCTTATCAATCACGAATTTAGTATCCGCCAATGTTCCGACTTTTAGTTGAAAATATTCGGCCAGCTTCTGTATGACCTGCGTGGCGGTCATATTCTTGTATTTCCAGCTTTCTTTATTTTTCAGGTATCGGAGTTGATCATAAGCAGTGACATCGATACTGCTGTCTTTGTTTCGTTTCTTTACGAAAACAAACCCGAAGAAAACAGCTTTATCTCCAATCTTGACCTGCACAGTATCCCCCTCAACAAATTTAAGAGTTTCATCTTTGTATACGGTAAACGTGAACTTCCCCGGTGCCCCGCTGATAGTCCATTCAATTTTCGCTCCATCCAACACGGCAGGCGCGTAATATTTGTTTTCCGTCTTATTATGGATAATAACTTCAAACAAGTTTAAGCACCTGCCCTTTTATATTCTTTTCAAGCGGGTTAGTTACCCCGCTGGCGTTAGCCACTGCTCGCCAATCAAGGTTTCCACCAACGACCCCTTTACAAGCCTCCAGTACGGACAACTGATTTGTTATTTTCATCATCGCGGGAACCTGCGTTGTCGGGGTATATCGCGGTTCTTTTACTCGCAATGTTTCCGTACCATCTTCGTTCTTCGCCACTTCTACTTCTTTTGTTCCAAAGAATTTATACTGCTTAAGTGCAATACTGATATTTAAATCGTTTCCGTTCCGGGCGTCCTCACCTATTGTATAATTCTCAACAGTGCAAAGCATATTGGTATTCCACAATTGGGAATAATCAAAACCCATGCGGGTAACGATAAATCGGATAGGATTTCGTGTTTCTTTAGCTGATTTAAGCGAATCAAGGAAAGGCGCCGCTTTCTTAAAAGAAAATGCGTTTCCTAAAGAGCCTCCAATGCGGGATGAAATTGCCCCTACAGCATAATTGATTAATCCTGTCTGTAAGGATGAATCATAATTCGCAAAAGGATATTTGCTGTTAGGCAGCAAGAAGTCAAATGATATTTCTGTTAATCCGGGCATCTTGATTAAATTGACTTCTCCTTCATTAATCAGATTGATCGTTTTGTTTTTCCCATTGATTTTTGTATTCATTCTGGGCGGCGGAACGGGGAGCATCGTATTCCCTAAAAAGAAATAGTAACTCATCGTTGTACCGCCTCCGCTCCGTTTTCTACAGATTCTATCAATACATCATTCAGCCGCCGCAAGACACCATCAAAATCATTGCCGCCGGTATCTCCCGCAGTGACCCCACCTACGTCGATATGAATAGTAGCCGTCGTATATTTATTGATTGCTTCCCTCTCAGCCGCTTCCCGAAGAAATGCGAGATCATCCGCCGTGCTGTCTAGAGCATCAGCTGCTCGTTTAGCGTCTTTTGCTCCCTTGCCGGTGTTATCTGCGGTATTCGCCGTGTTATCGGCGATATCCTTGGCATTGTAACCGGGTGCCTCTATTTCAGGCAACCGGAAAGCACCACTGATACTGTCACCGATTCCTGCGCCGACATTATATCCCCACGCCATTTCATTAGCAGGATCCAGCGTTTTCATCTTATAACCGGAAAAATCATAACCGCCGGAGATTTCTTTTCTCTCAAGATGGAGAGATTCTGCAGAAAAATCAGTGCTGATTCCAAGCTTACTCATCCCTGGGATTTGCGCAATCATATCAACAATAGCGGCTACCGCCTGTCCTACCAGATCTACGACACCATTCCAAATATCCGCAAAGAGGTTATAGGTGGCATTCAGTGGATCTATAAAAACGTTCCCGATGAACTCTGCAAGGGAAACAAACATATTCACCGTAAAAGCAACCATATTCCAGATAGAAGAAAACAGCCACATAAAAGTTCCAAAGACAATACCCGTTGCTGATATACTCGTTCCTGCAAAATAATTGACTGCCGCCACCGCCGCATACAGCACAGCGATAACAGCAATAACTGCTCCAACTATCCACGTCAACGGGCACGCATACAGCGCCGCATTCAGACCTTCTTGCGCCACGGTCAATGCGATCAATGCCACCGTTTCCAGCCAATCTGCCGCTGCTTTAGCAACCATTGATATCGCTGCCAGACCCATTTGTCCGGCAGAAATAAGCGCCATCGTTCCGACAAATGCCAGATACCCGCCCAGTGCAATAAGTGCTATTTGCATAAGCAAGCCGTGATTCTGCACAAATGACGCTACGGCGGAAATTCCTGCAGTGAACATATTGACAAACCACTCCACGCCGCCGATAACTGCATAAAGCACAGACATGATAGACTTGACTCCATTTTTCAGCATGCTGAATATAGAACGGATACCTTCACTATTTGCCAGACGATTGATGCGTTCCGCAACCGGTGTAAAATATTTAAATACTACATTTTTAAAATCCGTAAAATGGTCGCTCCAGCGTTTCGGCATGCGCTCAAATTTGTCATTGATTTCGTCCATATTTTCAAATATAGCCCGCTTGATGATATCTGCGGTGATTTCCCCCTGTGCAGACAGTTGTTTCAACTCGCCGCGGGAAACCTTCATTGTTTTAGCAATCATATCCTGCAAAATGGGTGCGTTTTCAGTGATAGACCTGAATTCATCGCCCTGCAGACGGCCGCTGGCCAATGATTGCTGCAGCTGCAGCATGGCGAACTGTTGATTCTCTTTAGATGCGCCGCCGATAACAAACAGCTTTTGCATACCTTCCATAAACTGCACTGTTTTCCGCGGGTCGGGGAACGCGTCACGAGCATTGACGGACAGGCTGGCCACGGCTTTTGCCATATCCATGTACCCGCCCCGTGCCCGTTGCGCGGATTCGTAAATCATATCATTTAGTGCGGCCACGTTGGACTGTGAACCGGCTACCAGCGCCAACCTGGCATTCAAGCTTGTGTATTCATCCGCCAGTGCTACAGCTCCTGAAATAGAACCTGTAATACTGTCCAGCCCCCGCATGATGACCTTCCCGATAATGTTACCGGCAAGGATACTCTTAAATAAACCTGCTTTTCCGGCAGCATAGCCGAAAGAATCTCCGGCGTTCCGGGCGCTTCCACTGGCGCGGTTTAATTTATTTGATACGGTGTGAGCTGCACGGCTCATTTTTTCAAGCATCGGACTGACACCGTCCCGAAGACTGATGTAGTTCTGCAGTGTTGCCATCTATTGCCCCCCCCTTTCTATTTGCGTTTCAATTTGGACGCCTGCTTTTTCTCTGATTTGATGTATTCATCAACAAAAGCATAGATCATAGCCAATTCGTGCTCCGGCAAAGTAAAAATCTCGTGCGGCAGCCTATGTAGCTTAATAAGCGCAAAATAGGCCACATGCGCATCCAGATCCTTTGCCTTTAAGAGTTTTTTACCGTCTTGATCTTATCGCCCATGCCTGCCTCAAAGTCAGATGCTTGAGATACGGCAGAATACAAATCCGCCAATTCGCCCGGTGTCAGCATCGCTTTAAGTAATTCTTCCGCTCCAATTGCGTCCCAGTTCCCCTGCAGTTCTGCGTCGTTCAGATTGGGGAATACGACAGATTTCAGTGTCATTTCAATCATGAATTTATCCTGATCAAATTCCATCTTCCAGTCTTTAGTTCCTTTGACCGGAATTCGTTTCGTGCAGGCATCACGTAGACTGTCCATTTCCTCATTAGTCAGTACGCGGATTTCCCACGGCACGGGTTTTCCGTCTTCGCCAACCATTCGCTTTGACGCGGCATATTGCACCGGTGCCTTTTTAATAACGTTTTCTTTAAAAAATGCTTTTAATGTTTTTTCAGCCATTTGGTTTTCCTTTCGCAAAAGAATAGGCGGGGATGTCCCCGCCGCCATTACGCTTTCATTCCATCAAGTTCTTTAAACTTTTCCGGAACCTTGATTCCTTCAAAAGTGAATGAAATCTCATCTTCAAGCCATTTGCCTTCTGCATCAAATCCGGCAACAGTACCCTTGTCGATATTGCACCCGGTTAGAATCACGGTATGCTTCCCCGCCTCGCTGGTCGGGTCATTATTGACGACCTGCAGGTCAAAGTAAGTATCTACTCCCTGATTGACGTATTTCAGCATCATATTTTCAAAGAGCGAAGTATTCTTGTAAATTGTCAGCGTACCGCTCCCCTTAGCGGACACGGACTTATTCCCTTTCATCAGGCGTCCCAGAATAGCAACTTCTTCCTTCTCTTTTTCGATTGTTGCTTCAAGGCTTTTTGCCTGGAACAGCAAGTATCTATTTCCATCCACCGTCACATAGGCGCTGGCTAATTTTGCCGAAATAACATCCTTGGCCAACATCGTACGGATTGCACTGATTTCATCTGCCATGAGCTATCTCCTTTCTTACGCTACCACCACGGTACAATATAATTTTTCCATACACGCCGTCGGCTGGATTTCAAATGTCCACAGAACGGCGGTTTTCTCTTCGCCCTGCGTGGGTACAGGCAAGTCATCATCCACAAAGTTCTGAATTGCCCTGACACGCTGGTATTCTTCAAACAGCGCTATGCCGTCTTTCCACAAAGAAATTCGCCCGTCCGCATCATTCTGCACCTTTCCGAGATAAATCCGGTTAAACAGTCGGGCAATGTCAATTGCCGCATTATCCAGCACGCGGATTACCTGATTCAGCATAAAATCTTTATTCATTGCTTTGGTTACTTCCGTGAAGGTATTAATATCTGTAAGAACACGTGTATCGCCTAATACATTGCCAGATACCGCATCGGAAACATTGTGGAACATGAACATGCCATCGCTAACCGCCTGTTCAAGCTCATACTGCTTGAAGTTGGTATTGACCGTATATTCTCCGTCATAGATCGCGTTTGTACAGCTTGCATTAATTGCACATGCCGCTTCTTTCCCGGTGAGCCAGTACACTAAGGATCCCTTTTCTGCACCCGTATCCGTCACGTCATTCTTAATGGAAATAACGCCGGGATAATTAACCTTGGTCTTGCCGTAAATAACAAGCTGGAATTTTGAGCCCGTGTTTTCACGGCAGCGCTTTGTGAAATTAATCAGCAAGGACTGCACTGTCTCGTCAGAACCTGCATATCCTAAAATATTAAAATAATACGGCTCTATATGCTCAATAAAAGACTGATACTCGGAAACAGTAACCGATGTTCCGTTCGTACCCCCAGTCAGTGGTTCCGCCGCTTTTATAGTAAGTGTCGCGGTTTTGCTGAATACGACAAAATCATTATCCTGCAAATCCGCGCCTTTGCTGACGTTGGACTGTTTATCTACCGTTTTCAGAAGCCCGTCTGTCGTCAGATAAGTGTACACGATGAACTTTCCGCTGTTATCCGGGTCGCTCTGTACCGCAGTAGATAAATTGTTTCCTCTGGTTCCCGCATATTTTGCCGTTGCCAGTGTATTCTTTGCTTTCTCTCCGCCGCTGTTCAGACGGTAGAAATACCCTGTCTTCAGATTGATAAACAAATCGCGCAAAGGCTTCATTTTATCGTGGCCATAATCGTAGCCGAAAATCTTCTGACAGTTCTTCTGGAAATCTTCTGCTTCCACACGGAAAACAGCTCCGCTTACGCCCCAATCCAGATCAAGCGCCATTGCCGCATAGCCGCGGTCGGCAATATCCGTCATCGGACGGTCTTTTGAAATGAAATTGATATATGTACCGGGCAATTTCTTATTCTGAAAAAGCCAGGTACCGCCACCTAATGCCATAAGTTACCTCCTTTAGTTAATATCCTGTTTAACAGGCTGATTTAACGCATCTTTTAGCAATTCATCAATCTGGGAATGCGTATACTGCTCTCCCTCGCTAAGCAAATGCGTCAAAATGTCCGCATAGCGTTTGTACTTCGCGGATTTAACAATCGTTACTCCGTCGAAACGCTCCTCAGACGCTGCCTGTTCTTCTTTTTTAATTGCCATTTTTTATGGCTCCTTCCGTTTTTAAACTTTGCATTTTTTCTGCTTTTTCCCGATCTTTTAAAATAAATAGATTGTAAGAAACAAAGAAGTGGAGTGCGCCGTCAGTCGTGCGGTAATGCATGTCTGTCCCCCGAATGACAGATCCATCCGAAAGAGTAATATACTCAAGCTCTACAAAGAATGCTTCTGCCATCTTGTGAATTTCTTCCCTGATATCTGAAACTTCATCGGCCGCATTCGGCATGAACCAGATATCAAAGCTATGTTCCTGCCAGTAACGGTTACCAACAGACAGTTCCTGTGACTGATCCAGCTGCTTTAAATAAAAGCACGGAAATACGACATGATTCTTTTTTACGTCCACATACACGGGATATTTAGTCAGCTTATGCAGTTTCGTTGAGATGCCTTTGATTACCTCATTAATTATTGTCATGTGCTGTACCTCAATAACACCCGGTTTATATTTCGGCGCAAAATATTTTTAGATTGCCGTTCCGTTTCCTTCTCCGCTTTTTCTGCCATGTTCAATCCGTCTACCCAGTTTTCCACCAATCGTTTACCAAGAATAGGAACATACCTTCCCGGCTGTTGCCTGTGGCCATCATTGACATAAGAAGCGTAAGATGCTGTATTGAATACTTTAACCTTATACTCCCTGCCATTCTGCTCAACAGCTCCGGCATTCCACGAACGTTTCATATGTTCGGAATTCGTTGTGATCGTCACGCCGTTTCTTTCAACGGTTTGAACCCCTCTCGTCGGAGTAGCCCTTTTCGCCTCAGCAAGATACACGGCTGCCATCTCTTTCATGCTTTGCCGTTTGGCTTCTTCCATTGCGGAACTATTCAATTCAGCAATTCGTTTCTGCAGTTCCTCAAAGCCTCTGAAATCTACAGTTACATCAGCCATCGTGCACCTCCCGATGTTCCAGGCTGATTTCCTGATGGTTATCATAGACAGCAGATACACCTGCCGATTTAAAATGCAGATGCCGCCCTTGCCGTACCACATCAACATCAGCGCCTGCAGGCACATCGATTTCAGGAGATAAGAACAGCGTAACGGACTGCGTCATAACAGGAATGCCATCACCACCGGTTGCGGGTAAATCCTTGTAAGAAATACGGCAAGGGTACTCCGCAGAGGTCAACCTTACCGTTTTTACAATTCCCGTATCCGGGTCTACCGTATCCTTTTCTGTAATAATTCTGCAGGTGTCTGTATACAAGCTTTCAACGGCTTTTCTTGATCTTACCAACGCAGCCTTCGGAAGCATCCCAAATCACGCTCCTTTGTCCACAACGCAATCAGTACATCCAGCCTCTGTTCTGCCGAAGTTCCACCGAGCTCTACCGTCGTATCACCCTCTTTTATAGATTTCACGACGTCAAGCTCATCGGCACTTAAAATAGCCGCTTTGCTCATCTGCATGAACCTGCCTGCTGTCATTTCATCTACAGTGTGCTGCAGCTCATCAGGGATTTCTTTCAAATTGCAGCTGTTCAAAACGTGCTGTACCTCCCCCTGATAAATGTATTCCAGCAATGCCATATCAGAATCTTTGACATCATACCCAGTCACGCCTTTAATGAGGATTTTTACATCGGCGATCATAAGAATTACTCCTTAATCAGAGAAAGGATATCGGCTTTTGTATCCGCACCGGAAATATCAATCCCGTTAGCTTCCGCATAATCAATAAGCTGCTGCTTGGTCATCTTATCCAGTGCAGCAGCACCATTATCAGCGCCATAGTCCTCATCAAGAACGAATCCCTCTTTGATTAGTTTCTCTTTCTGGAAATCGCTTTCTGTATACTGCACCTCATTCAATCTGGTTAATCTTTCCATAATTTACCTCCTTATGCTCCGGTATTAACCCATACACCGGCCAGCTTGTTTGTAGGAATCCAGAGGTCATGGAATTTGCGGTAATCCAGCTTCCACGCATCGGCCTTCTGATTCACGTTCGGGTCAAAAATGCGGATCTTGTCCGTCTTTGAAACCGCAATCGGTGCACGGCGGGCAATGATAATCCAGTTAATTCCTTTTGCAGCAGTATCCGGCTTAAATCCGCCTTTTTCCTGCCCGGTGGTTTTCCCATCATTGAATACATACGCCGTCTTCATGCGGGCAGAAGGTACGGAAAGAATCGGAATTTCATTATATGTTTTTACTTTGGTAGTAATTGCACCGGCTTTAAAGTCCGCCGTATCCAAGTACTTAGTAATGTCTTTCGAATTGTTCAGAATGGTGCGGATCGGAGTAGCCATAATAATAACGAGCGGTTCTCCTTCCCCGACAATGTCCTGCACTTTTGCGATTTCATCATCCAGCTTTTCCAAAATGTTAGTTTTATCCGGCGTGAAAGTTGCCGTTTCATGAGATGCGCCCTTTGCCAAAGCCGCGATCTTAGAGTAGCGGAACGCATCCACCTCCGGGATAACCTGTGTACGCTGGAACTCGCCCATAACATTTCCGGCAGATGCCACAAAATTGGATTCATCCACATCCATAGCATCAAGCATAAACGTGCGCCCGCGATCCTGTGTTAATTTGTAATCTGCATATTTCAGAGTTACAGCACCCTGATTGAACCCGTTGTCACGGTCATATTTCGCTAAGCCGCCGATAGAAATCTCCGGCATTTTTACCGTATCCCCGCCGCTGTATTTTACATTCTGTGCATTAGATTCCATCCATCCGGAAGTCGCACCTACCAACATTTGCTTATCCAGACTCTGTTGGAAATTCTTTGCATATTCAAGTGTATTAATTGCCATTGTTTAATTCTCCTTTTTTATTAAATACCTAATGCCTGTTCAAATTGCTGCTGCACAGTCAGTTTTGCCGCATCGCCACCGTCGGAACCTGATCCGGGATGGATGCCATCTACTTCTTTTTTCTGTTTATCCACGACATCAAACAGATACGTGTCTGATTTCTGCAGCTCTTTAATTTTGTCGGAAAGTCCAACGACTTCCCCTTTTTCGTCCAGCCTTGCGTCTTTCAAGTCCAGCAGAGCGCGGGCAGCCTTAATATTCTTTGCCTTTGCCGCAGTCAGAGAACGTTCTACCGCCGCATCCAGTTTCATCTGCGCAAGTTGCGTAGCATGTTCTGTTTCCATAGTCTTGGCAGCCGCCTGCATAGCCTCAATCTGTTTCTTGAGCTCCGCATTACTGTCATTGTTCTTTTTTAAACCCTCAATCTGTTTTGATAATTCCCCTTTCTCTTTTTCGGCATTCTTCAGGGCTTCGTTCTTTTCGTTGAACTGTGACTTGGCCACATAATTTTTACCGTAATCCTCCGAAATTTTCGTAACCTGTTCATCAGTCAACCCCAACGCCTTTAACTCTTCTTTTGTCATAATGATCTCCTTTCGACTTTTTATCGTGGTTTATCCCCCACACCGGAAATACCTGTTCTTTTTCGCCTGCAGTACGGAAAAGGCAATATAAAAGCACCCGTTAAGAGTGCTTTTGAAAACGTGTGTTGTTTTTATCCGCTACCAATCCGGATGATTTGTGATCTTAGTGATAATATCTTCGGCAATATTTCTGTCATCTTCATTTAAACCCTGTATATTATCAGCAATAGCATCCACTAAATCCGCGGCTTTCTCATCTTCCATCTCGTCAGAAAAACTGAAATGCATTTTCTTTAAGAACATTTTTTCTTTTTCAGTAAACTCATACCGTAGAATCATTTTATTTCCCTTTCTTATATTTTTTCAGTCGAGATTTACCTGTCGGCCACGATGTAATAATAACCCCCGTGTCAGGATTTATATTCACAGTTGTAGCTTCACCGATAAATCTCTGCGAGTTTCCATTTTCTTTTACTACGACCTCTCCAACATGCAGTGGATTTATCAATGCATCTTTAATACCATCTAAATCAAGATTGCGGACATCCGCCCTTTCCTGCTGGTGCTTAGACAGCTTGGCAATAGTAATTCCGTTACTGGTTTTTAACCCAGTCAATGCACCGGTATCGGTATTCTTTACGTATTTATTATACCATTCCTCATAATGCAAATCACCTTCAACAAATACCGTCTTCCCTGTTGATAGGTCACGTGCCGCCCTCGTGGCCTCCTGACTATCAGTAATTCCTTCAATATATGGGATCGTAGTCGAACGACAGTAGCAATGAAACGGCGGCATGGTAATTCCCGGCTTGGCGTCTTTTCGGTCAAACACCTTTTTATCCAAGTGTCGGCAGATGTCCGACGTCTTTACATCCAGTACAGCCAGTATCTGATATTGTTCCACATCCAATGCGTCGTAAGTATCAAGCATCGCTTTTTCCTGCACATAGGCCGTTTCTGTTTCTACTAAACGACGGGCATTACTGAATGATACATTAAATCGTTTTTGTATCCGATTAATTAACGGTGCCACGCCTTCACCAAGCATAAAAGACCGTGCCATTTCTGTCTGCAGGGTATTCATGAGCTGCGTTTTATTCTCCCATATCCGCTGTGAAAAGTCTTTACCATCGCTTGCCCACGGCTTGGATACTGCAGTTTCTATATCCTGCTTTGCTACTTCCTTAAATGTGGAAAACTTGCCTTTCAATTTTTGCGCTTCATACGCCGTTTTGTAAACGCTGTCTTCATATACTTCAGAAAGCAAACTACTCATGCTTAGATTTTGCGATTTTGCCAGTTCTTCAACATACCGCGATGTCTTAATATACAATTCCTGGCTCCTGTCCAACCGTGCGCGAATAGAAGCTTTATCCAACATTTTGATATATTTTTGCGGAAGGTCTTTCTTCTTGGCCAGTTTGATATATTCTTTTAATGTCAGTCGGAATGCTTTCAGCTCCCGTGCATCGAGTTCCCTTTTCGCAGCAGCCAGAGATATTTCATTTTCTTCCGCGTACCGATAATACCAGTCCAACACTTCCTTGCGCAATGCTGTCAGGGCTTTCACATACTCCCTGCGCATAGCAGCCGTGACGGTTTCTGCTTTCCCCATCTGCTGCCGTTTCAGCCTTTCAAAACGCTTTTCCCAGTAGTTCATTCTTCGGTACCGTTAGGCTCATTTGCCGCATAATCAGGCATGAGGGATTCCGCATTTTCTTTTTCAAGCCGTACCAGTTCTTCCGCCGTATCTTTCGTCCACGGATGGTTTGCCACAATGGTCTCCCTGCTGATGATTCCAACTGAATTTTTGCAGTTCTGAATGACTTCCGATTCATTGACGGGCGTATCTCTGTTAAAGATGAATTCTACCTTATTTTTATCAGGATTCGTGCCGCTAATACGCAAGAATGTATTCACAAACCACATCAGCTGTTCCAGACTTGCCTGAAATTCCATCTCCATATTATTAGCATCTAAGTCTATATCGCTGTAGATAGATCGGATATTCATCTGGTTAGGATTATTTGCCATTCGGTCATCTTTGGCATCAAAACCATGGCCGTTCTCAATAATTGCCTTCTTCAGCAGCTTGATAATCAGATCATAGTTGTCCGCATTGACTTCAATGCTAAGCGTCCGCACATCGCCTTTTCTGTCTTCCGTTCCTACTTTGATTACACCGTAAGCAATTAAGTTCCGGCGGAATTCCGATAAATCCTCACCCTCGTATCCCTCTAAAATCAAAATAGTACTGCGAATGTCTTCCGCCATGTTATCACTGTAATTACTTAACAGCTCATTCAGGGCGTCCTGCAACCCCTTCACACGGCTTATCAGCGGCAGTTCCCGATTATTGTACCTGAACGCAATCAACGGTACCCTGTCCCAATTAAATGGTTCCCCGTTTACTGTGAGGTAGTCGGCGTCTGCCTGCTCTACGTCAGGGATAAGCTTTTTACTGTCCGTGTAAATGTATCGACGTATACCCCCGGTCGTATAGTGTTCCACTTTCCATATGATTTTCGGCTGCGTGCCCTCGTAAGTAAAGACAGAATATATCCGCAAAAATGAGTCCAGTATTTCATGTTCTTCATCCACCCAAAACGGGAGGACCTGTTCCGGGGCGAACCTTTTGAACCGAAGTTCGCCATTTGTGATATACGGATGCAAGTACCCCATCCCGCAGTTCAGCACGTCCGTTCCCAGATTCTTCAGGCGGCGTCGGAACGTTTGATTAAATATGGTATCTAACTGTTTACCATATCCTTCATCATCTGTCCGTACTTCCAGCGGCTTAGACAACAGATAGCTTACTTTTTGATCCACCAGTTCCGCATAGCGGTTATCCACAATCCGATTATTCGGCAAACCATTAACTGTCCGAGTATTGCCGTTCGCATCTACAGCCTGTCTTAGTTTATTTAAAATATCATGATCCCCATCAAAGTACCGTTTTCCGACAATCATCCGATTTCGTTTCCCTGAATCAATCCATGCTTGAAGTTCCAACTCCAAAAACTCTATTTCCGTTAGTCCGCTGCCGCTCCCACGGCATATGATATTATTCCACAACGCATTTAAGCTAAAATCCATCGTCCACCGCCTATGTTAAAAATTGAATACCGCTGCCTCTTCGCCCAAATCGCTCCATGGCATACCTCATGGCATCGAGTAGATGATTAAAATCGTCAATCGGTTTATTCACCTGATTATCAAATTTATCCTTATCCCACGTATAATTTCCTATTTCCGTGAGGAAATTAACGCAACGCGGATGAATAACAATTTTATAATCCTGTATCAACTGTATACCGTTCAGTATGCTGTCTCTGCCTTTTTTTGCAGCATGAATACGAGTCAGTCCCAATGCACGGAGCTGCGCGATTGACTTAGGTTCCGCGCTGTCTGCCGTAATGTTTTCCTTGCTATACCCCATCCGGCTTATTTCTCGGTAAATCATTTCGTTGGTCAGGCCTTTTTTATACATTTCGTCAAATACATAAATCTCCCGTGCTTTCGTATCTACCAGCCCGCAGAAGAGCGCGGACGGGTCATTTGTATACCCGAAGTCAAGGCCAAACGCGGATTGTACACTTTCTCTTCTTGCAATTTCTGCAGTATCAAATGCCCTCTCTTCCCAGTTTTCATATACCAGTCCCTCAACGATACCCCAATCGCCAAGTCCTGCCACCTGATATCGCCTCGGATTGTTCAGCCGCATGCGCTCAAACATACTGCGGTCAGAATCATCAAGAAATTCATTGCATTGATAGTTCGTTGTCTTTGCAAGAACATCATTATCTGCTTTATCAAAAAACCTCTTTTTGAGCCAGTGTTTTTCATTCCACGGATTAAAGGTCAGTGTGACTTGTTTGAACAGTCCTTTCGGCACCTCGCCTCGTATAGATTCGTCCAGCGTATCGAATGCCGCCTCTGATGTAATCTCATAGGCTTCTTCTACCCACAACCAACAAAGCACGCCAACGTCCACCGTAATAGACGTAACTTTTAGCGGATCATCCAGTCCCCGAAAGAATATCTTCTGCCCTGTCGGTTTGTAGGTGATTTCAAGCGGGCTTTCCCTACAAATAAAATAGGCATCCACCCCTAAGCGGTGTATTGCCCATTTAAGCTGCGTATAACAGCTGTCTTTTAGTGTTCTGAAAGTTTTCCGTACCACCAGCAGATTCGCTTCGTGATACTTCATCAAGTTATAAATAAACCATAATGCTGCGGTAACTGACTTTTTACTCGCACGGCTGCCTTTAACTACCCGGTACCTGCCTTTGAAATTCCAGAAGTCCCTGTAACCGCCGCCGATAATATCCGGAAGATATATCCTATTGGCATTACTCATGGATTTCACGCTCTCCGGTGATGATCACAGGTACCATTTCAATCTTCGTGTCAGAACTGAACAGGTCGTGGCGTTTACCCATTAATTCAAGTGCTTTTATCTGGTCTCTTGCAGAAATTTGTTTTTTTATTATCTTTGCTTCGCTGAAACCATCGCCGACACCTTCGGTAACGACTACTTCTTCTTTAAGTTCCCCTCTGCCTGCTTTAGACAGCCGCCACAGCGCTTCCGCTGCAGACATCATGCCGTCTTCAAAGACTTTGTCCTGCAATTCTTTGATACGACTTTTTATTTCAACATTCTTCAACAATCGCTGACCCATTGAATATGCCGTTTTCTCACTGTATCCAGCTCTTATAGCTGCCTGCGTTGCGTTCAGATCAATCAGGTACTCAACGCAGAATTTTTCTTGTCTTGGTGTCACGCCACCACCTCCTTTCCTGCAATATAAAAGCACCCTTTAAGAGTGCTTTTAATTATTCATGAAATATCTCTAAACAAAAGCCATATTTTTAAATTCGCTCTGACAAACCTCCTGATATTTTTTCACATCTTTTTCTTCTTTAATGACTTCTATGCTTTTTAAAGCAACAGCATATTGAGATAAAATAACAGGAAACATAACCGTCATAAATCCAATAAACTTCATCCTCATCACAAATGGCATTTCACTATTAAAATCAAGCAGAATCCTTATCGGCCATACGATGAAATGATAAATAGGTATTAATAACGCCAAATAAGCACGATTATCTAATACATGGTTTTGATTCAATCTAAATATAACAGATACTGCAAGCCCCCAATAGATGGATATAATCATCCCTGTAATTAATAATATCATAATTAGTCACACCCCTTCTCGTTTTCTATAACATCTTTAATTTGAGGATGATCCGCTAATTCAGAATACCAACTAGTACCCCATTCTATCACATATATAAAAATCAATAAAACTGTGGTAATTAGAATAAACATTGATGACCTAAATAAATATAAGACATCACCACTCTTTGCAAAAGCTATCATGTATCCAACATCCGTTGAAACTATATCAGTAATCCCCATTAAACCAGTTATGGCAATAAATGTAATACATAAAATTATCATCAATGCCACATAGCTAAATATCTGCCTAATGCTATCTCTACATTTGATACTAAACACATATAATAATTGAGATATGGAAAAGACAGCTAAGGTATTAAAAAATGGTTTCGAATAATCTGAACTATACCACATAATTATAGCTGACAAACTCGTAGCAAATATCCGAAACAACATTAATTTTCCAGCTGAGTAAATTTCATATTTAGGATACATATTATAACATTCAGTTTTCTCTCTTGTACTCCCCAACCATGCCACCCCTTCTTTATTTTTATTATAGCGATCAAAATGGCATAAATGCAAATTATATTTATCATTTTTAATAAAATT